ACCGAGTACACCACTGATGAAATCACACAAGGACTATGGCTAAAAAGGCTACGCGAAAAACTCTAGAAAGTCTCACGGCTCCCGATCCCATGCAAGGGATAGACTGCGCCTGTGTGATACACGGTGACTATTATAGCTGGGACTATGTTGAGCGCCTGCACAGCGGACTCAAACGTGCGTTTTCTTATCCGATTCGCCTGCATGTGTTCACTGAAGAAAAACGACAGGTTCCGGGACACATGATCAAACATCCCTTGGAAGCATGGAGTGGTATCGCCGGTCCGCGCAAGGCATGGTGGTACAAAATGCAGATATTTGATCCACGCCATTTCAGCAGCCGTGTGCTTTATCTAGATTTAGATGTGGTCATCACAGGCAATCTAGATTGGATGCTGAGCTTGAGCCCCCGATACTTCTGGACCATCCGAGATTTCCGTAGCCTGTGGAAAGCCAACTGGCAGGGCATGAACAGCAGCCTTATGTTTTGGGATCCACGTGCGTTCCCGGATATTTGGAAAAACTTCCGCAATGAAAATCTCACCCGGGTCATGAAGCGTTTTGCCGGGGATCAAGACTATCTCAGTGCTGCCCTCAGCACCAATGAGCGCAGGTTCCTTGACGACGGCATAGCAGCCAGCTGGCGCTGGCAGGTGCGCGAGGGTGGCATGGACATGAAAACTCGTACCTATCGGCGTCCCGGGGCGGGCAGCGTGTTACCGCCCGACACCCGGCTGGTAATCTTCCACGGGCAGCCCAAGCCCCATGAAGTACAGGACGAGCTCATGCGCAAATTTTGGGCACCATAAGGCATAAATATCCTGTAGGGAGAACCACAAGACATGAGAACGTTCAAACAGTTTGGACAAGGATACAGCAACGCTGCTGCCACCGTCATAGTCAAAGTTGACGGTGAAACTGTGTACATGGGTCCAGTGCCCACGATCAACGAACCCGTGCCCACGGATTTTGCCTGGGGCAAGGATCATCGAGTTGCCTTATGGCAATGGCAGAAACCCTTGCTGCATCGAGCAGCCCAGGCCGTGGAAGTCACTGTCACCAGTGGCCGCGTATTGCTGCTGAATACCGTGAGTGACAATACCGATATTCCCGGCGCCAGTGGTACCTGGAATTTCAGCACAGGACTCGTGGACGATTTTGGTCCTTTTCACGGTGGCGACGCATGGTCTGATGTCAAGATCAATGGTCGGGCACAAGCCCTGGCGTCGGGCAAGCGTGGACAATCCTATTGGTTGTTGCACAACGGCGATGTGCTCACGGGCAACATCAACATGGACCTGCCGCTGCCCCCGTGAAATTGACGGTTTTTGGGACATGACCACTGAAAAACCCTGCTTCGTGCAGGGTTTTTTCTGGGGCGGCGGCGTAAGTCATTGATTTTGCTGGACGTGTAAGTCATTGATTTTACTGGGGTTTTTCCCGGTGCTGTAAGTCATTGATTTTGCTGATGTTTTTCCGGTTGACCAGAAACGTTAGATCTGGCATAATAACACTATGATGAACACAAAGGACCCAGCAATGAGCACCCAGTACACATTTGATGCTGACATCGTCAGCGATCTGCACAAGGACGCACACGGCTTCCGCCCCAGTCAGTTCTTTTGGGCTCAGTGGGATCGCACCAACGACGATGGGCGCCAGAAAATCTGGGACGGTTTGCTGGAAGATCTACGTAACTCTATCCAGCAGGAAAAAGCCGAGCAGGAACTGGCCATCCAGCGATTTGAGCAGTTGGTGTCCCGGCATATCGAGGCAGGCGCAGGAGATCGCGCCACTGCCCTGCGCTGGATCATGGACACCCTGGACTGGGCGCCCGGTGACTGGGACGCCCTGTGCTACGAACATGGCTTGCCCTATGGCTATTTTCGCCAAGCGGCTTGACAAGTATCCCAGAATCCCATATACTATTGGTACAGTGTCAATAACAGGAGCATTCTAAATGACGCAAGTTCTAATTCGCAACGGGTCCTACCGTAACCAAACTGTGCGTGATACGGCGTTTACGCTGGTCAAAGATTTCACAGTGGGTGCCAAAGGTGGGTTTGTAACAGTCAAGAGCGACGGCCATTTTGGACCCGAGTTTGACGTGGTGCGTGTCAAGGTAGACAGCATCGAAGACATTGAGATCACAGGAGCAGACATGCAGGCAGCAACCAGCCGTGTAGTAGAGTTCAAAAAGCCCGAAGAGACCGACGAAGAGGTCATGGATCGTATCGAAAAGCGATTTTCGATCCTGGACGACATGACCCGTGCTGCTATCGCCGGCGACATCCGCGCCATGATCGTTGTGGGCCCTCCGGGTGTGGGCAAGAGCTACGGTGTTGAGTACCAGCTGGAACGTGCTGGACTGTTTGATCAGGTGTCGGGTCGCAAGGTCAAGTACGAAGTGATCAAGGGTGCCATGACCCCGATCGGTCTGTACTGCACCCTGTTCAAGCATTCGGACCCCAACCATGTGCTGGTGTTTGACGACTGCGACAGCATCTTGCTGGACGACGTGGCTCTGAACATCCTCAAAGCAGCCCTGGACTCGGGCAAGAAGCGCCGGATCCACTGGAACGCTGACAGTGCCATGCTGCGCCGTGAAGGTGTGCCTGATCAGTTTGACTTCAAAGGCTCGGTGATCTTTATCACCAACTTGAAGTTTGAGAACCTCAAGTCAAAGAAACTGCAAGACCATTTGGAAGCTCTGCAGAGTCGCTGTCACTTTCTGGATCTCACGCTGGACACCACGCGCGACAAGATCTTGCGCATACGGCAGATCTTCCGCAAGGGCGACTTGTTCCAGGACTACAACTTCACCCCGGAGCAAGGTGATGAGATCGTGGCGTTCATGACCGATAACCATGCCAAACTGCGCGAGATCAGCCTGCGCATGGCGCTGAAGATCGCGGACTTGACCAAGGTGTCCGACAACTGGCGCGCACTGGCAGAATCTACCTGCATGCGACACGGCGCGTAAGTACACGAGAGTTTTCCGGATCGACCAACAATGTGAATGCTCCTAGGTCGATCCGTTTTAGGGTGCTGGTAAAACAGCACCCTTTTTTTTTGACGGCAGTGCCTGGGGTGCAAAATAAATATCCATGCCGCACATGAATCAAGTCACTATCACACTCACCAACGGGTCCAGCGATTATGATCTGCATTTCGATCTGTTGCCCATGGATCTGGCTCAACGGTGGCTGCGGCACGTGGATATGTTCATTGCTGCTGGACAACCCTGGGACGATGACCTAAGGTTCTACAACTTTCCCAACGGGCGATACGGACATCAGGAAACCTTGGACCACATCCGGCATTTGGTGGCGGTGATCCAAAATTATGCCCCTCATGTCATAACCAGGCGCTTGGACAGCAGCCTCAGCCAAGACGATCTCAACTATCTGCATCATGTGTTTGAAGTGTATCATGGTCTGTACGATCAGCAGCACAACAACCAGTTCTTTCGCGCGGCACCCAAAGAGGTCCAGGATGCATTGGGCGATCTCAACATCTGGATACATCGTTACGAAACCCTCAATGGCATACCTAGGTTCGTGGCCACTTGGAAGTACAAACCCTATCGCGATGAGTTCCTGGATCAAGACTATCAGCATTTTTCTTTGCAGGAGGAGTGGGGCGACCTCCGGCTCAACTATTGTGAGATCGGTAAAACCCTATACGATCTCTGGCACGACAACGATCAGTACATACACGAAGAAGCCTTTGTACCGCAGCAGCACTTCTGTTTTGATTTCACCGTGCGCTTCACGGATCAGACTGCCCGGGATTTCGCTCAGCAGGAACAACAGATCTGGCAATATTATGACCGCAACCAGCTGTGGTTCCAACAACGCGGATATGACAAACACAGCCCGCGCCTGAGTCTGGGCGGCATCACCCTGGGCAAACTGCGCATGACGCAGAGCCGCGAGGAAATTTTCCAGGCCATCAGCCAGCATCAACAGCTCAAAAGCATCAAAACACTTTGCGCATGATCGCAGTCGTGTTATAATAAACCAATGCGACAGGCAACCTTAATCATCCGCGACGAAGTCAATGTCAAGATCGAAGGCTTGGAACTCGATGCACGGCGAGCCTTGGTCAAGCGATTCAAATACGACATCCCACACGCAAGATATCTCCCGGCAGTGCGCCTGGGCCGTTGGGATGGCAAGGTAGCGTTCTTCCAACTGGGTGGCAGTACCTATGTGAATCTGTTGCCCGAGATCTTGCCCATACTTGAAGAATACGACTATGATGTTGAGCTGGATGATCAGCGAGAATACCAGACCTCCTTTGCGTTTGAAGAGGTGCGAGAAGATTCATTTGCTGCCATGACATGGCCCAAAGGTCATCCCCAGGCCGGGGAGCCCATCATGCTGCGCGACTACCAAGTAGAGATCGTCAACAACTTTCTTAAAAACCCGCAGTGCCTGCAAGAGGTGGCCACGGGGGCAGGCAAGACCATCATGACAGCGGCCCTGAGCCATGCGGTCACGCCTTATGGTCGCAGCATTGTCATCGTGCCCAACAAAAGCCTTGTCACCCAGACCGAGAAAGACTACATCAACATGGGCCTGGATGTGGGCGTGTTCTTTGGTGACCGTAAAGAGTTTGGTCGCACACACACCATCTGCACTTGGCAAAGCCTCAATGTGCTGCTGAAGAACACCAGGAACGCTGTGGCCGACATCACCATAGGCGAATTCCTAGAAGGTGTTGTGTGCGTGATAGTGGACGAAGTACACATGGCCAAAGCCGATGCGCTCAAGACCTTGCTCACAGGCGTGATGTCGCAAGTGCCTATCCGATGGGGTTTGACTGGTACCATACCCAAAGAGCAGTTCGAAAGCCAGAGCTTGCTGGTGTCCATTGGTCCCGTGATCTCTCGTTTGGCCGCAGCCGAACTGCAGGATCGAGGTGTGTTGGCCCAGTGCCAGGTCAACATCGTGCAGTTGGTGGACCATGCTGAGTTCACCAACTATCAAAGCGAACTAAAATACCTCTTGGAAGAGCCCGGCAGGCTAGACAGCATAGCCAGCCTGGTGCAGCAGGTCAACAACACCGGCAACACCCTGGTGTTGGTGGACCGCATCACCGCAGGACAAGAGCTAGTGGCCAGGCTCAACAATGCTGTGTTCATATCCGGCGGCACCAAGGCCACGGAAAGGCAGGATCACTATGACGCTGTATCGGAGGCGACGGACAAGATCATTGTCGCTACCTATGGAGTTGCTGCTGTGGGCATCAACATTCCCCGTATTTTTAATCTTGTGCTGGTGGAGCCTGGCAAGAGCTTTGTCCGGGTCATACAGAGCATCGGGCGCGGTATCCGCAAGGCCGAGGACAAGGACCACGTGGAGATCTGGGACATAACCAGCACCTGTAAGTTCGCCAAGCGACATCTTACCAAGCGCAAGAACTACTACAAAGAAGCTCGGTACCCATTCACGCAGGAGCGGTTGGAATGGCTTGACAAAGCATAAATTTGTAGTATAATAACAACACCATGCGAATACTAACACTTGAAAACAAATCTTATGATCTAGATACCTTGCCTGACAAGATCGATGACATGCGCTTTGCTATCCTGGACAACAGTGATCCCAGCGAGCCTGACTATCACTACATCCCTTTGATATTCCTGGAGAGCTTCAACTCCCCGGCCTTGGTGCTGCGCATCGGGGAAGCCCTGATCCGCATGCCCATGGATTGGCAGATACTCATAGGCGAGCCCGACATCGGAGATCTAGAGTTCTTGCCCTTGACCAGCATCAACGATCGCGGATTCAAGGCCTTCCAGTTCAACCCACTCAGCAGTTTCCGTCCCAGTTTCCCCGACGTGGAGATCATGGATGTGTATCACGAGGTGACTTGGTACGCACCCAAGCTAAAGAACGGACAGATCCTAGCCGTGCCCATCACCGAAGGCGACAAGCCCGAGTGTGTGTATTTCGTGCGCGATGTCAGTCGCAACTGCGAAATCGTAGACTATAACCAGGCCTGGTAGCATGGAACAATACAAGTTCAAACGCATCGAAAAGGACGTGCGGCAGCAGCAAAAACAGCAGCGTGCCTTGGAGAGTGAAGTCAACACTGACTTGGCCAGGCTGCGGCGTGCGCACGACGATCTAGTGGAGCGTGTGCAGGAATTGGAAGGCGTGGTCAAACGCATGCGCCGCGAATACAATCGCGCTGTCAAGGCCCTGGACGCGCTGTCAAGGCGGGAGCGTTGATGGATCGACTTTCCATACAAAACGAGATGGCTCAGCTGGATCGCAAGAACCGCGACTTCTACGATGAGCTCACCGATGAAGAACGCAAGAAGTTCAGCAACTATCTCATGCTGCGTTGGGGCAGCGCGGTGCAGGGCAGCCGCGAGCTGCAGGAATACTATGTGCAGAGCACCAATCACTATCTCAACAAGCACTACTTCGCCATCAATCGCCATCCCAAACTACAGTGGCTGGCGGCCACGGCCATCAGTCCTGGCATGGGCAGCCAACGCCACAACTGGATCGCACCAAAAAAGAAGGATTCGGCCAACAGCGAACTCCGCAAGACCTTGATGCAGATCATGCCCACTGCTAAAATGTCTGACATTGAAGTGCTGAGCCAACTGATCGATCGACGAGAACTGCGTGAGTACCTGCGTGACAACGGAAGCCCCGACAAAGACTGAGCATCGCTGTCGCTGGTGCGACAAGGTGTTCCAGCGGGAGAGCAGCCTGGTCGTGCATGTGTGCGAGCCCAAGCGACGGCACCAAGAGCGTGATGAGACCGGCGTGCAGTTGGGACTGCAGGCATATCTGCGCTTCTATGAGATCACACAGGGCTCGGCTCGTCTCAAGACCTTTGACGACTTTGCAGCCAGTCCTTATTATCGTGCGTTTGTGAAGTTTGGTCGGCATTGCCAAAACATACGTGCCATCAACACGGCCAGGTTCATGGAGTGGGTGGTGCGACAAAACAAAAAGATCGATCACTGGTGTCGTGATGCTGTGTATACCGAGTATCTTGAAGAGTACTTGCGCAGCGAGAACGTG